AACACGAGCACCCTCGCGACCAGAGGAGTAGCTCTGTTGCCGGTTATCGGAGTCCAGCGGGTGATGAGGACTTCAGGCATCATCGCCAAGCTAGATGGGGTGGTGTTAGGACCGGGACATGTGTCTGTTGACCGGACTTCCACTTCGGTGGGATCACTGAGGGTGATATCGAATGCTGCTGGCATTGAACCTGCGTCTCGAAGACTGTGGAACGAGTCGGCTAGGTATGTCAGTTCGCGCTTGATGTTGCTCTACGTGGCCTCATCGCCTCCTTGGTCGAGGGAGGATGTGGTAGACAGGTATCGGAGGGTTGCGGCGGGGAAGCCCTCGGCGGTGAAGGAGACCATCATTCGCAAGTGGCGTGACGCAGAGTTCTCTGGCTGGAGCAGGAAGCAGGCAGGTGAACGTCGCGCATTTGCGAAAGATGAGTCGAATCCCGGCGGGAGTGGACGGACGCGGCCTAGGATTATTTGCCCTATGTCAGCATCGATGTCGGTTGAACTGGCGGGGGTTGCAGACGTTGGCGCAAACCTGAATGCCGTCCCGGAGATAGCAGCATCCCATATTAAGCACAAGAGTCAAGTAGAAGTGGCTGAGCTTATATGGTTGAGGCAGCTGTTCCCAAAAACGGTCACGGACTTCTCGGCCTTTGAGGGGTCTTTGGGGCAAGACGGCCGGTTGCTCGAGCGCTTGTTCATTAGGTCCGCTCTGCAGTTCCACCTGGAGCCGCGGATGGCCGCTACTTTCTGGAGTGTGTCAGGCAGGCCAGCCCATTTCAAGGTCGGCCTGCAAGGTGTCAAACTGACGCATGACAGGAGGTGTAGCGGGGACTATTGGACGAGTCTTGGCAACTGGCTCACGAATGCCCATTTGGCTTTTGTGTCGTATCGTCTGAGAGGCGAGACGGAAGAAGTAGCATTCTCGAAAACGTTCAGCGCCTATGGGGGTGTGGGCGGAGGGTGTGTCTTCGAGGGAGACGACGGTCTCACGCCACCGGGGGTCATTAGGCCCGGCGAGGTGAGCAGGTTTGGATTTAACATTGGTGTGAGTCAGAGCGGGCGCGACGCTGATTTCTTACGCCGATGGCACCCCTTGCCGCCGTCCCAAGGTGGGCCGGTTGTGAACGTCCTTCG